AAGAGCGAAACCACTTACGGCGTCGACAGTTCGCCTGTGGCTGCCAACGCCGTCAGGGTGAGATCGCTCGACATCACGCCACTCACCGGCGATCGGGTGGAGCGAAACCTGTTGCGCGGTTTCATGGGTGCAGGTGCGAAAACCCTGCTGACCAAGAGGCACGCCATGGTCACCATTGAGTTCGAGTGGGGCGGATCCGGCACCGCCGGCACGGCGCCACGGTTCGGGCCGTTGCTCACCTCCAGCTGCATGGCTGCCACGACCACCGGCTCAGCTGTCACCGGCACGGCCCAGGCCGGTGCAGCTGGCTCCATCACCCTGGCCAGTGGCGCCAGCGCGGTCGATGACTTTTATGCCGGCCAGGTGATCAACATCACCAGCGGCACCGGTAACGGCCATAAAGGCCTGATCACGGCCTACACGGGCAGCACCAAGGTGGCGACGGTTTCCCCGTACACCACCACCTTCGTGCCAGGCGCCAGCAGCGGCTACAGCATCCCGGCCAACGTCAGCTATTCCCCGATCTCGGTGCTTGATGGGGTCAGCAATACCAGCTGCACCATCTACGCCGTCCGCGATCGGAACCTTCATGTGATCACCGGCTTCCGGGGGAATCTGGAGGTTGCTGGGAAGCTGGGCGACGTGGGCACGGTGACCATCACCGGCATGGGCATTTATTCCACGCCTGTCGCCATCGGGGCCACCAGCTACAGCTACGGCGCCCAGGCTGATGCCCTGCCGATCGAGAACGGCACCACGGCGGCCCTGGCCTTCCTGGGTGGTTCGCCTTGCCTGGAAGAGTTCAAGCTGGGCCTCGGGGTCTCGCCGACCTTCCGCAGCCTGGTCGGCTGCTCCCCGAACGTGAAGCTGGAGCGGGCTGCCGCGACCGGCGAGGTGATGGTGGAGGAGCCAGAGGTTGCCACCCTGGACTACTACAGCAAGGCCACCGACAACACCGGCGCCAGTGATGCACCGTTTGCGATTCAGCAGGGCAACACCGCCGGGAACATCGCTACCTTGTTCTGTCGCAAGGCGGCGATCAACGCTGATCTGTCGCTTGGTGATTCTGATGGGGTCGCCATGCTGACGATCCCATTCATGGCACTCCCCAGCGATGCTGGTAACGATGAAGTCCGCTTGGTGTTCTGCTGATGTCTTTCATCCTTGATCAGGCCAGCACCTACCGCTGGCCTGTTGAGTTCGATGTTCCTGGTGATGGTGGCCGCCGTGTGCGGCAGTCGTTTGATGCGGAGTTCCACCGCATTGATCAGGAGCGGGTCGAAGAGATTGTGCGCTGCATCCGGCGCCGTGAAGCGCTGGAAGAGGCCGGGCGAGAGATCCCCGATGAACTTGACGGCTACGACGCGATCAACATTGCACGCAGCCTCCTGGCCGGCTGGAGTGGCATTGCCGGCGCCGATGGCGTCGATGTGCCATTCACTGATGCGACGGTCTCCAGGGTGCTGGGAACGCCGACTGTGGCAGCCATGATCGTGTCCGCCTGGGCCGAATCGATCACGGGGGCCAAACGAAAAAACTCATCGGCGCCGCGCGGCATTGGCTGAGCGGCGGTGTTGACACCAGCGATATGGACGAGGCGGCGGCGGCGTTTGGGTTGTCGGTCCCGCAACAATCCAAGGACTTCGCCGTGTTCCCTGAGAACGCGGACGCCGTCACCATGTTCTGCCGCATGGGTACGCAATGGCGGATCAGCATGAACGGCCGAGCAGGCTTGGATCTGAGCGTGCTGCCCTGGCTTCTTAGCCTGTACCCAGCGGACAACCCGCGCCAGATGTTCGAGGATCTGCAGGTCATGGAGCGGGTGATTCTGGAAGAATCCAAGGAGGCCTGACCATGGCGACGACTCTCAATGCTGTCCTGAACATTGCGGCCAAGACTTCAGGCGAGGGCGCCGTCAACGGATTGGCGAAGGCGGTAGGCGGGCTGGACAATACAAGCAAAGGTCTGACTGGCGGATTGAGGACGCTTGCAGGATCGGCCGGAGGTCTTGGGAATGCCTTGGGAATGCTGGCGCCGGCGCTGAGTGTTGGGGGCCTGGTTGGGTTGGCAACCAACTCGATCAAAGGCGCCGATGCCTTGAACGATTTGGCTCAGAAGACAGGCGTCAGCGTTGAGGCGTTGGCTCGCTTCAAGAAGGCTGCGAGTGTTTCGGGCACTGACCTGGAAAGTGTCAGTAAGGCACTGATCAAGCTGTCCAAGGGGATGAACGATGCAGCCACCACTGGCAAAGGTCCAGCAGCGGAAGCATTCAAGATTCTGGGCATTTCGGTAACTGATGCCAGCGGCAAGCTGAAATCAAGCGACAAGGTAATGATTGAGGTTGCCAACAGGTTCAAGACGATGCCTGATGGTGCTCAAAAGACAGCGATTGCGCTGCAACTGTTTGGCAAGGCTGGAGCCGACATGATCCCCATGTTGAACATGGGCGGCGAAGCCATTGACAAGATGTCAACCAAGATGACAGCAGCTTTCGCGGCAAAAGCTGACGAGTACAGCGACAAGCTGGCAATGCTCCAAGGAAAGATTGGCGGCATCGGCACCAGCATCGCTATAGCGCTACTTCCGGCCCTGGATGCACTGGCTAGCATTCTTGCGGCTGTAGTTGATGTCTTTACCAAATTGCCGGGGCCAATCCAAGCAATCATTGGCGGCTTTGCATTGTTGGCGATCGGGCTTACTGCGCTGGCTCCGCTCTTTGGCATCATCGCTGCTTCTATTACTGCGATCTCAGGCCTTGGGCTGGCGGCCACTATTGCCGGATGGGCGGGAGCACTTGTTCCGTTAGGGTCAATAATTCTCGGCATCTTTACCGGCCCCGTAGGCTGGGCAGCGCTGCTAATTGCTGCTGCTGTTGCCCTCTTTGCTTTTCGTGACAAGATCGGGGAGTTTCTGGGCTGGCTGGGCGGTGCGTTCTCTGAGGCATTTAGCGCACTGGCCGCGCTGTTGACGCCAGCCTTGCAAGCCATCAGCGCTGCCTTCGTTACCTACGTGGTCGAGCCGATCAGGGCTGGCTGGAGTGCGTTGATGGCTTTCTTCGCACCAGCGCTGGATGCCATTGCGGCAGCTATTGGAGCAGCCTGGCAAGCCATCTCAAGATTCTTCGTCACCTATGTGGTCGAGCCCATCAGGGCTGGCTGGAGTGCGCTGCTCAACTTCCTGGGGACTGCACTAAATGCTGTCGGCACAGTCATCACCGAAATCTTCAAGACGTACTTCGCAGTCTTCAAGTTCTATGTCGTTGACCCTATTGTGGCTGCATGGAATGGCTTGATGGCTTTCCTTGGTCAAGCCTTGAACAGCATCGGCGCCAGTATTGCCAGCGCCTGGCAGACCATCTCCAACCTGTTCACCGCCTACGTGGTCACTCCCATCAGGACAGCATGGAATGGCCTAATGGCTTTTCTCGGTCAAGCCTTGAACAGCATTGGCGCCAGTATTGCCAGCGCCTGGCAGACCATCTCCAATCTGTTCACCGCCTACGTGGTCACTCCCATCAGGACGGCATGGAGCGCCTTGGTGTCGTTCTTGGTCCAAGTGGTCAGCAATGTTGCCGCCAGTATTGCCAATGCCTGGCAAGCCATCTCAAGCGGCTTCGATCGCTACGTCACGGGTCCAATCAGCCAGATGTGGTCAGGCCTGATGAAGTTGATTCAAACCGTAGTCAATAGCGCCGCCACGGGAATCGGTAACGCCTGGATATCAATCTCAAACTTCTTTGTCAAGTACGTCACCACGCCGATCAGCACCGCCTGGTCTGCTCTGACGGGCTTTCTCAGTAGGACACTTTCCAGCGTCACCACCGGCATCAGCAACATCTGGAACGGCATGGTGACCACCGTCAAGAACGCATTGCGCGGCATGGTCCAATTCGCCGCCAGTGCGTTGAATGGTGTCATCAACGCCCTGAACAACGTCATCAACGGCATCAACGTGGCACGGCGTGCCATGAACCAGTCAACATTCGGGACCATGAGCCTGATCCAGGTTCCCGCCTTCGCTGAAGGTGGCGTGGTCAACCGGCCAACCCTGCTCATGGCCGGGGAAGGTGGCGAAAGGGAATGGATCATTCCCGAGTCCAAGATGGCCAGGGCTTCCGCCAACTACCTGGCCGGTGCTAGAGGTTCCGCCGTGCTGAATGGCAACGGCTCCGGCGGCGTCATGCCGCAGATCAACATCACCACAGGACCGATCATGCAAACCCCGGATGGCCAGCAATGGGTCAGCCTGGCCGACCTGGAGCGCGCACAACGTCAGACCGTCGCCACGGTAATGGGTCAGCTACGCACACCAGCCGGCCGCTATGCCGTGGGGGTTCGATAGATGGCCAGAGCCCAAGCCCAGTACCTGCGGCTGTTTGACGCCGGTGCCACCTATCAGCGGTGGCAGAGCTATTACGTCGGCTCAGCTGTGACCCTGTCCGGCGCCACGTGGATCTACCAGCAGTTCGACTGCGACGGCATCACCAGCGGCCAGGGTGCGGCCGAGGCGGCTATGAGCGTGACATTGCCAGCAACGGCGCTGGTGGTGACCGTGATCGAGCGTGCCCTGCGTGAGGCGCAGCTGGCTGAGGTGCTGCTCTATGAGTTCGACCCGACCATCAACAACGCCACACCCCAGGCTGCGCAGACCCTGGTGGCGGCATTCATCGGCGAGGTGGTGTCAGCCAGCGGCGGCCTCACCACGATCACCATGGCCCTGGGCAGCAGCCTTTCGCCGGTGGGGGCACAGATCCCGCCTCGGTCGTTCTCAACGCGCCTGATCGGCGTGCCCTGCCAGCTATGACCACCATCGCCACCGAT